TCCGCCAGCCAGCCGCGCTCGGCCAGAACCGCCAACACATATTCCGTGTCCAGCGGCCTAAGCGTCACAAGGCGGGTCGAGGTCGTCAGCACGCGCACGTAGCGCGGCGGGTCGCCATGACGGTGTGGGCGTACGGACTGCGGGACCTGAGCGCGCACCTTGCGCCGCCACCCCGGCGCTCCATTGTGGGCGCTGGCCGGAATGCGGATGTCCGCAACTGTGATCCGTGTCATAGGGTCCGTCCTTTCGGTTTCGTGCAGTAGATACAGGTCTCGCCACGGCGACAGAACGCGTCAATGAAGGCGTCGCGCGCAGGGGCTGAGCAGTGGCAGAAGTCTTCGTCGGTTCGCTGCACGACCGGAAGCGGCAGCGCGTCGGGCGACGATTTGCGGCGCAGGTCGATCTTCATGTCCCGCGTCCATTCGAATATCGGCCTCGTGCTCACGCCGAACATCTCTGCGAGGGCCTGCACGCTGAACCGGGGCCGCAGTTCGCACACAAGTTTGATCTTCTCTTCGCGCGGCAGTGCGGCGTAGCTGAGCTCAGCGCACATACTTCGCCCGCGCTTTCCGGTTCTCTTCGAGGCGCTCGATGGCCAACATTGTTTGCTTGACCAGTTCGACGTGACGCGCGCCGCAGAGGTCTTCGACGCGCATCAGCCTGGGGACGCCGGCCGTTCTGATGATGCGCTCGGCCTTCACGTGTGAGATGCCGCGGATCGCTCGCAGGACGTCGTAGACGCGGATCGAGTGCTCGCGCTCGCCGAGGACTGTGATCGGGTCGAGGCTGCCCGCGGCGATGCTCATCTTGATCTGGGCGTTGCGGGTTTTGGCTGCGTTGGCCAGTTCGAGGGCGATGAGGGACTGGGCGGTTGTGCAGTTCATACGGCAGTCACCATCTCGCTCGCAGGAAACCAATCGGACTCACCTTCAAGCCATACGCGCGCGCCGCTGTCCGACCATTCGACGCAGTCGACAACGCGGCGAACGTGCTGCGCGATCACAACGTCACCCGGCTCGAATGGATCGGGCTCGTCACTCCAAATGTCGTACATCGCGCCTACCTGTCCCCAAGCGCCCATACACCGCGCCCAACTGATTCCAGAATCCCGCGATTGGCGAGCTGTCGGCACACCGCATACGCGCGGTCGCGGGCGGGCTCGCAACATGGCTGACGTTGTGACTCGGGCAGGCCGGTGATACCCCGGCACTTCTCCGAATCGATCATGTGAATGGCGACGCCCGCCGATGCGATCGTGACCGTGGGCCAGCGCGAGAGGACTTGCAGGACGGCCTTCTGATGCTGTGTCAGCCGGGGCAGGCGCGCGGCTTGTTTGTAATCCACGCCCCCCCCGTCTAGGCGTAATTGAGTTACGGCGTTCATGGGGCTCCCTCGATCTTGCGTTCGTATTCCACTTGCAGTTCGTATTCCGCGATCGCTGTGTGCAGTTCGGGGTGCGCGTAGAGCATCAAGTTCTCGCGCTCGTCAATCTGTCGAAGCGGCCCGCGCCACTCGTCAAAAGATCCATTGATGAAGCGGCACCCGTACATGCCCATTCGTTCATCTGTAAGTGCCGGCGTATCCGGTCCGAGCTTTCCGGCCAAGACTTTCTGATCCACGACGTGCAGCCATTCCATCTCGGTGCAGTCGTGCTCAATCCCTGCCAGGAGTCCGACACACACACCAGACTGACGAGCCTTCGCCTTACCGATGCACTTCAAGTAATCGGAGGCCTTGATGTAGCGCCCGCTTCCACTCGCTGAGTTCTTTTTCAGTTCGTGTCGGACGGTCCCGAACGGAGCCTTCTTCGGCTTGGTCAGGTGAGTGATGCAGAGCGGACAGCCGCGCTCCCCTCCATCGATGCCATGGATCTCGCAGGTGGTCATGCTGCACACTCCATCCAGAACGTGCTGTGGCGCTTGCTACCGAGATTTTCCGCCGCTGCTACTGAGTTGCTACCGGTCCGACGGGAATCCGCTGGAAAGTCGTGGACACCCGTGGACCGGTATGGATACGCAACTGGTCCACAATCGCCCTTTGCAGAGCGGTTGTGGACCGATATGGACACATTGCCATACCAGCTGGGGAAATGTGTTCGATTTGTGTCCATCATGCGACTCCTAGGGGTTCCTGCTCCCGGGTTGCTTCCGTGATTTCGTTCTGAGTGCGTGTAGCTGCTACCGCGTCTGCCCGTTCAACCGCCTGCAAGGACTCTTCGATGTCCAGTTCTACATAGCTGCGCGAGAGGGTTTCGCCGTTGTCTGAATGTGTGACTTGCTTGGCGAGGTCCGAGAGGATTCCCCGCCCTCCCGCCTGGACAATGCGCGAGGTTCCGCCTGACTTGAGGTCGTAGAACCACATCTCCGGTCGGCCGTAGGCGGCGCGCACGGGGCTGAACCAGTTGTTGACCGTGTTGTTACGCATGGCGCGGCCACGAAGGTTCGTGAAGATCAGATCGTCGTCATCGCCACGCTCAAGTAGCTCAAGCCCTTCGCGCGCAATTGGAAGGAGTGCGGTCTGCTGCGCGCGGCCCCGTTTGACTGCGGGTGTGTCGACGCGGTTTGTCTGCCAGCCAATAGCGCACTCCCGGAGCAGAAACATGTGGGCCGGGCGAAGCATCGACCCGTAGTGGAACAGAATCATCGCGGCCATCTTGCGGCCCTTGAGTCCCGGCAACACGCGCATGGCGAGTCCCGCCAGCTCGCGCACTTCCGTCTCAGTGAGGATGACCTTGCCCGGGCGCTGGATCGGGTCTTTGCCCTTCACGCCGTCGAGCGGATTGGACTTGCACATGCGCTTTTTGCGCGCCCATTCCAGCATCGAGAATGAACTGGCGACAACGTTGGCCGAAACAGTGAGTCCCCATCGCTGCGCCGCCTCAAAGTCGTCGTAGAGCTCGTCGGGGGTTCGGCTGCCAAACGTGGCCTCCAAGACCTTTGAGTCGCGGGTGTAGTTGTCGCGGCTCTTGTACGCCAGCGATTCAACGTGCAGGTCAAGCCACGCCTTGCGCACCTGCTTGATCGTGCGGCCAGCGGCGTTGCGGTCACCTGACTTCCACTCCACGATGAGCGCGTAGGCCTCCTCATCGGTGTCGCGGGTGCCAAGATGAATCTTGTCCTTGCGCTCTTTGCAATAGGGCATGGCGACGTAGCGATTGCCGCGCGGGTAGACGCCGGGGAATCTAGACATTTGGTCCTCCTATAGGTGTTGCGTATCCGCCCGCGATGCTACTGCGCCAGTAGCCATTTGCGCGGAGCCATGCGACACATTCAGAAACCAAAAACAAGTTGCCTGCGGTCGTGCGTTCAGCCACGGGCATTCCCTCGGAGATGAATACGAACACCTTCGACTTGCCGTAGTGAATCTCGCGCTGAAGTTCTGCGCGGGTAACCGGCTTCTCGTCTACGTGGACGTACCTGGGGTGGCTGTCAAGGCGCACGACAGACACAGCTAGTCCCTGACCCCTCTCGGCGACGAGACTTCCCGACTATCGGTGAATTGCGCCCCGCATTCCGAGCAGCAGTGGATCGGTGGAATCGTGCACTTGTACTCGCCTGATTTTGTGTGTCCGTTGATCTGGCACTTCGCGTAAGCCACTGCTATTTCTTCGTCGCTCATGCGGTCGAGCTTCTTCCAGTAAGGCTCAGCGGCGGCAGACGGTTCCGAACTTGCGTCCGGTTTGTCACGCTTCGGAGGGACTTTGTCCCGACCATTTTCCTTAGTCATTTTCCTGTCCCGTCTTGTCAGTGGGGTTGGTTGCGGCGAACTCGGCTGGCTCGATGGTGATTCGGACAAGCCCGGTGGGGATTTCCAACGGCTCGGTCGAGTCCATGACATCACCGACGATTGTGAACGTGTCGGCCTTGCGTCCGGGTTGGCGGAGATCCGCCCCGTGACAGATCATGTCGATGATTGCCGTTGGCTTCTTGCCGCTCATCCCTGCTCCTTACTCTTGCTGGGGGGACTGGCCAGCCATTCGCCGACCTCCCGCGCTTCGATGTATGGCTCTACGGTGAACAGCGGTTGTTCGGCGTGTCGCTTAGTTGCGGCTTCCGCGTTGGAGATTCCGCCGCAGGGGCAGGATGGCCCACCGCTACAACACCAGTAATCGTCGGGGTCAAGATTGAAAGCTTCGACCACACGGCCCTGCAAGATCAGCACGCGCCGCTCTGCATTCGCCAGCGTTTCGTAGGGCAGGCGCTTCACACGGTCCATGCCTTCTCGCTGCCAACACACTCGATACTGAAAGGCCATCACTCGGCTCCCTTGCTTTCCGTTGCAGCTTCTAGAGCGGCGGTGAGGTTGGGTGCGGCGATCCCATCGTGTTCAACGGCGACCTGATCGGCACGCCCGAGATAGAGCACTACGGGAAGTTCGGTGCCGCAGTTGTCCACAAAGATCAGATCGCGGTCCTGCCCCGAAAGCAACTTCTCCGCCGCTTGGTTCACTTCTACGTCTCGTTCGTTACGGCCTTGGAGGATGGCCTGTTCGCGCTGTGTGTCGATGGTGGCGAGGAGGGTTTTTGCGGCGGCGGTTTGGCGATAGGCGATTCCGTCCACCATGCCCGCGTCTACAAGCCGCCGATTGTTTGACGCCATCGACACGCCGTTGATCTTCGCGATCCTGCCCTTGAGTAGTGAGCGCCGATTGCCATATCGCCGCAACAACTCGATCTGCTCGTCCGTCAAAGCCTCGTCGCCTATCCGTCCTTCATTGGGGGTCATTGGGTTTGCTCCTTGGGTGGCGTTCCTTCAATTGGCGGGTCGCCGGGCTTCCACTTGCCGTAGCCGGGGCGCATTCCACATTGACACACCGAATCCGCCGTGAACTGCCGGACGTATCCGCAGTCCTCGCAGGGTTTGATCGCGCCACTCTCTACTGAGACGTCAGGCGGCATGGTCAGCCTCCTCGTTTGGTTTATTGGGCGCGGCTTCGCCGACCCGTGTCGTGACAGAGTGGATTGCGTCCCGTTCGGCTTCCTGCTCGCCCATGCGCTCAACGATCACCTGCGCGATCTCGTCGCGGGGAATGTCGTACTTCAGCGTGTCGAGCAACCACTTTTGTTCGGCGGCGAGTGCTTCGGCAAGGTTGCGCTCTGCGGCGGCTGTGAGCGCGACCGTCTGCTCCGCGAGGTTTGCCATGCCTACATCGATGCCTGCCGTGTGTGCGTCTGTGAGAGCCCCTAGAACATCATCCTCGTCCACGCGCAAGGTTTCCGTTCCGCCGGTCCAACCTGGCTTCGGCTTGTTCCACCATTGATAGACCAAGTGGACGCCGGGACCGACGATTCGGTTCTTCTTTCCTTCGCCGAAGCCTTCAACGATCAACGTGTAGAGATTTTGGAAAGGGCCGGTTCGACCCTCGGGGGTCAGAAAGTTGCGGCACGATTCTTCGATGATCGCGGCCTTGCGCGGAGAGATTTTCTGCTTGTCGTCTCCCGCGTTAATGCCGTGAGCCGCAACGCCCTCCACGACTTCTAGAGGCAGCAAGATTGCCACGAGTTCATCGGCAGCAGACGGCCCAGAGTCACCCTCACTCTGTCGCGCTACGGGCGAAGCCCCATAGTCCTTACTGTTCATCGCTCGCCTCCTGGTTGAGGGCTTGAAGGGTGGTGGCGAGTTTGCGGGCTGCGTGTAGTTCCTCGGCAGGGTTGTACGCCTTCCGATCACGCGCCGCAAGCAACCGCTTCGCCGCTTCACTCAGTCCATCTGGGGGCGACTGGTTGCGGTCGTATCCCGCCATGATCGCCGACGCAAACCAAGCCAGCATCGTGCCTTCATCTGTGGCGATTTCCGGCTTGTCGGTGACACGCTGCACGAACCGTTTGGCCCAGACCAGCGCATCGGGATTGCCGATGAGGTCAAGGTCGTTCTCGGTCGCTGCATTGACATGGAACGAGTTTCCCCGTGTCAGTCCATCTGGGGGTAACGGGATCTCGTTTGACTTGTCACAGATTGCGGCGACTTCAGCCGCGAAGTGTTTGCAGTCAAGCTCTCCGACTACGTGTTGCTTGTGGAGAATCCGCAGCTCGCGCAAAAGCTCCGCCGCTCGTTCCTGGCCCTTAGGTGTTGGGGTGCTGGTCGGTGTGTCGCTCATCAGACAGGTCCTCCGTAAATCTCAGCTTCGAGTAGCTCAATGGCCGTGTGACCAGCGGGATAGGTCGGGTGAATCCAGTAGGTGTCTCGCACTTCGACAAGACCGCGTTCGGCCAGCAACTTCACCGCTCCGTTGATCGCGTTGCCGTTCATGCCGTTCATGTGACGCTTTAGATCGACCATCCGAATCGAGGCGTCGGTTGTCGAGAGTGAGGACTTAGACAGCATCCCGATGTTCCGCAGTACCTCGCTGTGCCGTGGCGTGATTTTGGTCAGCGCGCTCATGCTTCTTCACTTTCAGGGAGAGGGGATTGGGTGTGTTTGCGGCGGTTGATCAGGATTGTTTCGTTGAGATGGTTGAGCCGAAGTGCCGCAGCCTCCGCGTCCTCTCGACTGGCGCACCAGAACAGAATCGGTACGTCAGCGCCCATCTCGAAGACGCCCCAGCCGTTGTTGTCAACATCGTCCTGCGCGGGGAAGAATCGGTGGTCGGCCTTGCCCCAGTGGTAGGGCTTCAAGAAATCGCCAACACCGTCTCCCCGCCCCCCATCTAGTGAGAGGGCTGCGGCACAATCTCTCTGCAATTCGTGACCGTCTTTGGCTGCGTAAACCGCCGCCACTTCCCGATCAAGCTCTACCCATACTTTGTTAGGCATTGGGGGTCTCACTTTCAGGATTAGAGGGCGCACCTTCGGTGACCCCGGCGTCGTTGTCGATTGCCTGCGCGTGGTTTGCTCGCGTGGCGGTAAGGATCTGTGCCAGTGCTTGCAGGCGACGGCTTGCGCGGTCCAGCTCGGGGCGGTGGGGTGCATTGGCGTAAGCACCCGCGAACACGGCTGATTCGTCCATGATCGCCGCAATCGCTTTGTCCTTATAGCCTTCGGCCCAATCAACACTTGGCTCGTCGATGATTCTGTAGACGTACCCGTTGTCCCATGCGTGGTGCAGTTCATCGAGAACCTCCCGCGCCTTGCCCTCGGCCTCGGTGAAGTCCACAGAAAAGCCGTCGCCACCTTCGACCACGTAGACGGTCGTCGGCCCGTCAGATTTCACGGTGAGCGTGTAGAGCGGGAATGCAGCGGCGACAGACGAACCCGAATTCTCAACGTCGTCTGTCACGCTCGGGGAGGGCTTCTGCCCGACCGATAATCCCGAATCCGTTTCCCCCCCACCAGCTATAGGTGCTGAGAGGGCGGTGGCGAGGTCGTCCATTGCGGTCTTTTCAGCGCCAAGCGTTCCATCCTCGTGGAAATATTCTTCGACAGCTCGCTCCGCCGCTTCTCTGACTGATTTAGGTGTAGGCATTAGCTCTTCTCCGATGTGTCGTTTGTGGCGGCGGATGCGCTGAGCAGGGCGCGGATCTGTGTGACCAGCGGCCTGACGTAGCTCTCCTCGTCCTTTTTGCTCATCGTTTTGCGGTCGGTGAGATCAAGCACCGCAGCTCTCGTCGCCGTGTGAAGGTCTGGGCCGTAGCCCGTTGATGGACGTTGCGGATCACGACCGATGCCGACCGCAAACGTGGGCTTGCCGTCGCCAGCCGTGAACACTTCGACCGAACACAAATGCAGGGCGTCGGGGAACGGGTCGTGCAACTTGAACAACCATTCGTAGACATCGCCAGTCATCCGAACACCACCTTTCCGATAGCCACACCCATGAAGGCGAGGCTCGCGCCCAGATAGACACCGCGCCAACAGCCACTCATGATTCAGTCCCTTCCTGAGTAGCGGTAAGGGCTTTGGTGGCGTCGAAAAGGGCTTCTGTGAATGTGTCGCCTTCGCCGCTGGATTCAAACTCCTCGTAGCGCCCGTCGTAGAAGCCGACACCCCAAGGGCGCTTCGGCTCATCCTTCGGCCATTCGGGGTCGTGCTCGCAGAACTCGACACGGCCAAGCTTTTTGATCGTCGCCACCGCCGCCTCATCTACCTCAGCAAGTACCTGGTTACGGGCGGCGCGATACTCGGCGTCAGCGTTGATGATGAAGTCTGAAACGGTGCCGTTCCGTTCTTCGTGCGCATCAAATGTGGTGACCACGTAGACGCTGCCGATGGGCTTGCGGTAGACACGCCATGTGCGTGGTGAGAACTTGGCTTGTTCGGCCCAGTAGAACTCACCTTCGATGCGCCCCTCATCGGCGGCAGAGAGAACGACAGGACGCTCCGGGTCTGTCACGCCATCGGTGGTGTTAGCCGCCGCATAATCCTTCTTCTGCCCGTCACTCAGAGCGGCGGTAGACGGTCCTGCTGTCTCTCCAGCTTCGTCACGCTTCGACCGAGCGTTAGCCGGTCCATTTTCTGTTGTGTCATTCATTTCCATTTCCTCTCAGAGGGGGTGTTCAGGCTGCCGATGCCTGGTTGATCGATGGGGGTATGTCGATTGCCAACCGATGGTCCGGACCAGTCACCTTCACAACGCGGCAGCCGGCAAGCCTTGATCCGATCGCTGCGCCAATGTCTCCACCGATGAAGTCGGCGAGCTGGCCCGGTGTTTTGTTCGATGTGACGATCAGGTCGGTTCCGCGCGTCAGGGCGTTGTCGATCGCGGCGAACAGTTGTGACGCGGCCCACTCGGACGGCTTGAATTTGTCGATGTCATCGAGCGCGAGCGCGGTCTTTGCCCGGAGCGCGGCGGTTGCCTTGGCACGCTCTTCGTCGCCGTAAGCCGCCGTGAGATTCGCCAGGAATGTGGGGACGGAAGTCCATGTGATCGGCTTCCAGTACAGGCGCGTCCAGACCGCCGCAGCGGCGAGCCCGGTCTTACCCCGGCCAACGTCACCAATCAAGATCAGTTGTCCGCCAGCGCGCGCCCATTCGTTCGCGGCCTTGACCGCAGCGCGTGGCGCGGGTGATGTTGAGAACCGCATCAAGCGGAGTTCCTTTGGCATCATCTCGGACACGCGGCGACGGTGTTGGTCATCGAGCCGGTCGGCTTCGCGCTTCTCGTCAGCGGTGACCATCTGCGATTCACATTCGTCGCAGCGGAGCATTGATGCAAGCGAATTCGCAGCGCGATTTTCGACGCGCTCGATGCCCGTCGATTTCCCACAATCTCGGCAGGGGTAGGTTTTCATGCGACCTCAATTCCGGCGTCGTATTTGGCTGAATCTGTTTGTGTGGATGAAGGCGCGGAACGTCCCGGCAGCGGATCACGCCAACGGCGTTCTTCTATCCACTTGTGGAGGTTCGGGCAGCCTTCGATTGACTGATCGGTGAAGGCGTGTGCGGCGAGGTAAAGCTCGGCAGCGCCGGGAATATCGTCGGGGAGTTCGTCGCGGACTTTCCAGAGTGCCTTTTCGCGCAGCTCGGAGTGACTTCCTCGGCACCTGGTCGATGGCCACAATTTCTCTAAGGAGTTAAGGACTAGATCTAACCCCTTACCCCTAACACCTTTCGCGGGCGCACCCGCGCGTGAGGGTTGCAAAACATTGTTTGCAATTTCTTTTAACGGTTCCGCACAACCATGCGGGTTTGCGGGGTATCCCATGCTCGGTTCTTTCGGATGAGGATTTTGGTGCTCAGTGAAGTTCTCAACCTGAACGTAAGCCTTATCCTCTACCTCATACCGGGTAATGAAGCCACCGTTGGCGAGGTCGGTCAACACAGCGTCAAAGTCCACTTCGAAGTACGGCAGGATCTTTACCTTGAGTTCGCGTGGCTGGTCCCTCAGCCGCCCCTCACGGTCGGCGTGACACCACAGTCCGGCGAACGCCAGCATGCCGTAGGCGTTGCAATCCGCGAGTTCCGCGTCGGTGAAGAATGAAGGCTTCAAGTCACGTTTCCGCGGCACTTCTACGCGGCCTCTCGCAACGTCCGAAGCAACGTCTGCCCGATGCTCGCCCGCGTCTCCAGAACCCCCACAGCCGCCTTACAAGCGTCATAGGTAGCCTCGGCTGCTGTCAGGTCTTTGTACGCCTGAGAACCGCCTACAGCGACCTTGGAGCGCTCCCTTTTCTCTGTTGTGTTGCCGGGGGCTTTGGCGAAGGCGAGGGCCTGCTCATACTCGACTTCACGGACCAAGCGGGCTCGGTTTCCTGCGGCTTGTGAGAAATCATTTTGACGTTCGGCGAGGTCTTGCTCGATCGCTTGCAGGGTGCGGAGGATTGCTGCGGGATCGTTCACGGGTCAGACCGCCAACCTTGAGACTTGCTCGATCTTCACGCCGGGGATGTCGCGAATACCGGCCTTGACCACGGCGTTGAGCTTCTTTTCGTCAACGATCAGGTATTCGTCGGGAAGCTGCGAGCGATCGAGCAGTGTCCATTCCCAGACCTTTTTACGGGTCGCCTTGCCGTTCGCTGTGCGGACGGTTGCCGCAACCTCTTCGCGCTCGGCCAACTCAAAGGCCGGTCGCTCCTCGCGCTTGGCTGCGAGTTCTTCCTGCGCCTTACGTGCGACCTCTGCGGCCTCGATTGCCTTGGCCTCGGCCTCGGGATCGGCTTTTTCAGCCATCGCCTCTGACGCCTTGCGCGCGGCTTCTGCCGCTTCCTTGGCTACACGGTTGGCCTCCTCACGCTCGGCGTCGATGCGCGCCTGCTCGGCCTTTTGCTTTTCAAGGGCCTCGGCTTCCCGCCTTGCATTCTCTTCGCGAACGCGGCGCTCCTTGGCCTCCTGGTATGCGATGACCTTCGGCTTGAGGATTGCGGTCGCCTCTTCGAGCGGAGACTTCAGTTTGTTGAAGAAGTTTTGCGCGTTGGTCTTGGCTGCGTTGATCGGATTGACGACCTTCTTGCGTTCCTCCTCAACTGACTTGAGACTGCGCTTGATGTCGTTGAGCGCCTCGATCGCGTCGGCCTCTTCGGTGGCGTTCGTGACCTTCATGGCGAGAGCGCCGGCCACGATCGGGCCGATCTCCTGATTCTGCTTTTCGCCGATCGCTTCGAGGTCTTCACGCTTCGTGACTATCTGTCCCGTAACTTCTGCGTCGGATTCAGCCTGCACGTATTCGACGGGGTCGGGGACCACGGTTGTTTTTGCAACCGGGACGAAGTCCGGGGTTGCGGTTTGGTCGGTCATGCTGATGCCTCCGGTGGGGTTGCGGCGTCGAGGCTGTAGTTGCGCCACTTGCCGTCTTTGATGGATACGGTGATGTCGAATCGGGTGCCGGTCAGGGACGCCAGCGAGCCACCAACGGGCGGCTCCATGCCGCCGCAAACGTGCTGAACAAACTCGTTGTAGTCCTGCCGCGTCGGTTCAAGCCAGAGTTTTTCCGCCGCTGGCTTTCCGCCGTTTGCGTTGGCTACGGCCGCCACCAAGATCACCTTGTCCTTGCCCTTGGCCTTGCGCCACACGGCTGAGGCGACCGTCGCGGTGAATCGCTCGCCTTCGGGCAGAACGTCCCACTGGTAGGCGTCCTCGTCAATGCGCCCCTGGGCATTCATCTGCTGCATCTCTTCGGCGGAGGTCGATTCAAAGCCGCCGAGCTGCATCACAAATCCAAGTGGGCCACGGAGAGCGCGGGACGTTGCGCGAGTCTGCGCCATCCCCTGAAGCTCGAACGTCGGCGAGAACTTGCGCTTCTCTTCCTCGGTCGTGCAAGATGATGTTGCGCGTCCTACTACGCGCCCGTCGAGCGTGACGGCCTCAACGGTGCATTGCCAGCCGTTTTCCAGCTGAACCATGCCGCCGATCATTTCCTGGGGGAAGACGCCGACGATGGTTCCAAGCGTTCGCCAGCCTTCAACCTTCACAAACTCTTTGCGCTCGATCACGTCGACCATTCCGGCCTTCACGATCACGGGCTTGATGCCCTCGGCAACGCGAATGGCTTCGGCCATTTCTTCGAGCGGGTCATCCTTGTGAAAGAGCTTCACGCCTTCAATCGGTGCCGCGACTAGTTCAAGCCCTGGCACTTCGATGGCGTCGCCGGTTTCGACTACCTCTGCATCTATGATTTCTGTATCGGGCATCTGGCTAACTCCAGTTGTTCGGCGAGCCTCGGCGGGTCAAAGCGCTGGGGCTCATTTGATTTACGCGGCGTCGTAGGGAAGGTTGAATATCTCTGCCGTCTCCGGGTCGGTCGGGACAATCCGCAGGTGGCGCTCGGCATCAACAACGCTGCGTGGGCGCATGAAGTCCACCGGGGTTTCGTCAATCTCACGGTCGAGCTGCGAGGCCGCGAGGCCAAGCGACACACCGTTTTGGAATGCCCGAATGAGCTTTCGCTGATGTTCTTCAAGGCTGATCACTTGACTCGCCTTTCCTCTCCTGTGTAGGTGTCGCGCTTTGAGCGCTGGTTTTCTTCGATGATGTAAAGGGCCAAGAAGCAGACGAGACACATCACGCATGTGAAGAGGATTCCGAGGGCAAAGAAGCCGACTGGACTGACGGCTAGGTGTGTCATGCGTCCGCCTTTGGTTTTGATGAGAGGCCGCGCGCTTCGAGCCACGCTGATCGAGAGGCGACGGATGCTGCGTGTCGCATCTCGCGGCGGCGTCCGCTGCGAGCGTGGCGGGCAATTGGCTTTCCGCCACGAGCGATCTTGCGAGCGCGGCGCTGCACTTTGGTGACCTTGCGGCTTGCGCTCTTGCGGTCGGCTTCGACCTGCGTTCGTTCGGTTGGCGTGGCGATCATGCTGCGCTCCATTCAGACCAACGCCGAGAGGCAAGGTCGTGTGTGTAGGTTGAGGTCGAAGGGCTCATGCGGGAACCGGATTTGTGGTGGCCGCCTTTAGAAGTTCTTCCAACTTGTTGCTTGACGCGGCCACATAGGACTGATACTTGTCCGCATCCCACGCATCCCACGCATCCCACGCAGCCCACGCAGCCCACGCATCCCACGCAGCCCACGCATCCCACGCAGCCCGCGCATCCCACGCAGCCCGCGCAGCCCACGCAGCCCACGCAGCCCGCGCATCCCACGCAGCCCGCGCATCCCACGCAGCCCGCGCATCCCACGCAGCCCGCGCATCCCACGCAGCCCACGCAGCCCGCGCATCCCACGCAGCCCACGCATCCCACGCAGCCCGCGCATCCCACGCAGCCCGCGCATCCCACGCAGCCCACGCAGCCCACGCAGCCCACGCAGCCCACGCATCCCACGCAGCCCGCGCAGCCCGCGCATCCCACGCATCCCGCGCAGCCCACGCATCCCACGCAGCCCGCGCAGCCCACGCATCCCGCGCAGCCTCAGCGATTTCCTTGGCTTCGCCTGCGGAAATCTCTTCGCCTTCGGCCATTCGGCTGTAGGCGTCGCCGACACGCTGAATGACGGCCTTCACGTCTTCGGCCTCGACAGTCTTGATTAGACCGTGCTCGGGGTCGATCATCAGCCATGCAGCAAACTGGTTCCAGATGTTCGAGAGGTCGGCACCGGGAGCGATTGCGCCCATGAAGCGTTCTGGCCATTCTTTCTGATGGTCGCTGCCGCGTTTGAACGCCTCGAAGATGCCTTCATAAAGGTGGACCAGTTGCGCCGGGATTCCGTACTCGTCTGTGATGGCCTGGTGGTTGCCGTCCGGGTTGTGTGTGACACACCCGACTCCGCACACCTGCAACTTCTCGCCATGCTTTTGGTAGTACGCGCCGCCAATGATCTCATCAGCTTGCTTGTGGAGATTGATCTGCCCCATCACTGATGTTTTGAGGGCTTCGTCGCCGTGGTAGGCGATAAGAGTTTCTGTGGTGGTGTTCATCGGGGAAAGCCTTTCCAGTCGATTTGATCCATAAAGAAGTCGGTGGCCGACCCACTGAGGGGGGACGGATCGGCCACCTGTTCCGGGGAGGAAACGAGCCGCTTGCGTGCAGCCTTGGTTCTCGTCCATGAGAAGATTGAAATTGCAGTGAAGGCGCTTGAGCCGATGACGACGATTGCGTTGTGCACTACGCCACCATCCGCAACTGGCGAGCAGCTTCTAGGTCTTTACGGGCCTTCTCGATGCCATCCGGCGTCAGTCGATAGGACGCGCACGTGCGGCCGGCTTCGGTCTTTCCTTTGACCTGCGATTCGTAGACGAGGCTGAACTCCACATCAAGTTCATTCCTACGTGTACGTGCGCCGGACTGGGAGATTGCCTGCGACCCGCGAGCAGCCACGATCGCATCCCAGATCGATTGATCTGTGCAGAGTCGCCCTTTGCGGTAGTGCCAGTAGATGGCCTGTAAGACGAGGGCGTGGTGGTCGCTCCACTGGACTTCCTTCTTTGGCTTGCCACGACGCGGGAGGTCTTCGTAGTCGTAGTGGTTCATGACCCACACACCATGTTCAAGTCGAACAGCAAGCCAACAGCCTTCGCGACCATCGCCCGATCTTCTTCACTGAGTCGGTAGCCCCCCGGAATCTCAGATGAGTATTCGAGGACTTCTTCAACGTTCGACACAACTGCAAGAAGCGACTTGTACAAATCCATCGCTGCCTTGTCTGCGTAGCGTTCTGCGTATCGAATCTCTGTGGGATCGGTGCGCTTCATGCGTAGTTCGCAATCTGCTCGGCGAGCTTTTCGGTTTCAGCGCGAACCGCAGCGAGAGTCCATCGATCAGGCGTGTCGCCGCCATGCGCACAGTCGAAGCCAATCGTGTAGAAGGCGTCATGTGGCTCGCCATAGGTGACTCCGCCGTGGACTTCCAGACCCTCCACATCGTCGTTCTGCACGATTGGATGGGCGCGTGGGATCGTCACGTAGCCGCATCGGTGTCCGGGCCACCTTGCGCCGAAATCGATGAGCTTCACTTCGCATTTGAAGCCGTGCGACTGGAACTTCTTTTCAGTGACGACGCTCATGCCTCCTCCTCCTCACAAACACAGTCCTCATCTTCAAGGCAGTGACACAGAGCAGGTCCTTCGACCATTTCTGATTCGTGGTATTCGAGTGCTCGCACGAAGCTCTCGCGCTGACGGTCTAGGAGTTCTTGGATGCTCATGCGGCCTTCTCCTGATTCGCTTCGTGGCGCTCGACGTACTCGCGGATGGCGATACGGATTTCCTGCGAACGCTTGCGCTCGTTGGTCTTGGCGACACGCTTGACCCGTTCGTCCAATTCGGTCGGGATCAGGAGGGTCACGCTCGTTGTGTCGTCTACAGCCATTCCGGCTTCCTCCCGTCGCGAGTTGCATCTTTCATCTGCTTTTCCAGATCAGCCAGCGCGTCCTTGATGTTCCGTCTGGTCCTGATGTGAGGGTTCTGCACAACCCCTGCGTAGTGGCGGCGCGACTGCCTCAACGAGAGGCGCGCGTAGCGAGCGAAGGTTTCGGGCGACATGCCCAAGCGGTCGAGTTCGTAGGCGAGTTCCGTCTTTGCCCTGGTCGATTTTGTCTCCATGTAGACATTATAAGCAGAAAAGACCTAAAAAGTCAAGGATTGGCCAAAAAAGTTTTCGGGTGAGATTTCGGACCATTACCTTGGAGGCATGAGCGCCGAGTGGGCAGCCCGAGTCAGAGCGGCGAGGGCGTATGCCGATGTGAACCAGTTGCCGTTCGCCAAAGCAACAGGCCTCGGAAAGAAACGACTTCAGGAGTTGGAGTCGGGCAGCGGCGAGCCGATGACCCCGAATGAGCTAATTCTTGTGGCGAAGCACTCCGGATTGCCGGAGGAGTTCTTCACAATCGATTGGGAAGTGCTTACCGCACCAATCGCAGCTGACGAGCTGTTCGATCGACTTGCGACGATCGAGGGGCAGATTGAGTTCGGCCTGTCGCTCTTGCAGGGCATGGTTGGATCGGACATTGTGAACAAGGCAGAAGAGGTCGTGCGGGCAGCGCGCGAACGAGATCAGCAAGCTTCCGAAGATCAAAGCCAACATTCGGATCAAGCATGAGACTCGCCGCTCCATCCATATCGTCGGCGAGAGTTGCAATCTCGTACCTGTCACATACCGCGCTCACGCGCCACCTACTAGTTGGGTCGCGCAACGTCCCGATGACGCTCGCGCGACCCGCTTATTCAATCAACACAACAATCGGGATCGCCCTCCTTGGCGCAGTACCAATTTTTTATCACAACTCTTTCACCACGCGCAGGCTTCTTTCGAAGTGCAACGATCTGATGGTTCTGTGAAAACGCGCGGCCTCATTCTTTTCATCATTTTGCTCATTGTTCCGATGTTCTGGATCGGTGGCGAGTTGCATCGCGGAAACTGCATCGAGCTTCATCGAGTTGGCTGTTCTGTGTTGCCGTGGAAAAATGGGCGTTACAGACCACCCCCGTCCAAGGGCTTCGGCGACAGCGGTTTCTAAGGGGGACCCCGTGAAGATCTTTTTATCTGCCAGCCTGGCGATTGTCTCGATTCGGGCAAAAGAAAAGCCCCGCCAGTCGTTAGACCAGCGGGGCTTTGTTCCGTCCACCATCTTCCCTTGTCGAGGAAGTTTCTATATGTAGCGACGAACGCACATGATGTCGCTGCGGTAGTCAATGGGGAGGTAGTACGGCGCTGACTCTGAGCCGTGGCTGACTACGTAGGGCTTGCGGGTGATTGGGTGGAGCCTGCGAACGATTGCGGTGTGTTTGCCGGTCCCGCCGTTGCCATAGATCACCACGTCGCCGCGTCGGCAATGACGCCACTTGTGGATCTCGAAGCCGTGTTCAAGCAGCGTTCCGGTGTAGCCGCCTGCCCACTTCTGACCGTTCACAATGTCACCGATGGAGTAGTGGTCAAGGCCGTTCCAGAGACACCACGTAACGAAGGCCGAGCAGTCGGCATAGTGAGGAAACTTGCCCTTCCATGCTTTGAGCAGCAGGCGAATGCCGTCCCAACGACGACCGTTCTGCGTGTAGTGGATCGCGGGTGCGCGCTTTAGGCCGAGATCCATCGCATGTGCGGTGAGACTCCGGGCCTTGATCTTCTCGCGGCCGTTCAGGCCGGAAGGCGCGTTGCGGTTGGCCATGTCATTCCCCTGCCTTGATGGGGACGTGGACCTTTCCGGCATCGCCGAGGTCTAGATCGGGTGGCACGAGGTTGGCTGGCGCTGTGACCTTCTGACGCGTGACAACGCCGCCACTCAGAATCAACGCGACGTAGCCGATAAGCACGTCTGTCGGCACGCTGATCTTCGCGATCTGGTTGAGAGCGACGCCGATCAGCGCCGCGAGACCCGAGTTGATCAACGCGGGTTCGGTGCGGTAGAGCGCACGGATGTAACTCCATGCGAGTTTGAGGTAAAGCATGCGGGTCTCCCTTACGGTTGACTTGAGGGTTTAGATGTGGCGAATAAGCCAGATCGCCGCGAGAACCGCGACGACCAAAATCAAGATGTGAAAAATCATGTTTCGTCCTTTTATCCGCGTGGACCGGTTGGACCGGTTGGCCCCCGTGGTCCAGTTGCGCCAGTTACCCCGGCTGAATCACAGGCGAGCGGGGCGTAGACATCGAGTAGCGCGAGGTTTTGCCTACGCGCGTTTGCAAGCTCATCGGGGTTGTCGTGGTAGTAACGGATTGACGGAAGGCTTTTGAGTCCGCGCTCAAGCGTTACCCGCGTTCCTGCTTTGAGGACTTCGATTTGATTGCAGTTGCGGACTTCACTCGCATGGATTTCCTTGGCGAAGTCTTCGGTGTTCTGCGCTTTGTTGAACGCTCTATATCCGAAGCCAGCGCCGATCACCGTCACCACGAGCGCAACGTAGATCAGCAGCGCGTTCGCGACTTGTGCTTTTCTGCTTTCGCCCATCAGTGAACCCCCAATAGCATCGCGGCAATCCCAGCGGTGAGCCAAAAGGCGATCCACGCGAGTAGATAGATGTTGTCTAGCGGCTTCATTTGTCGTTCCGCTTGTCGTCGAATCCCGCCACGATCGGCACTCCCAGCAGCATCAGGGCCGTCCCTACCATCAACTCTGACGGCGATCGTCCCAACACCGCCACGACTGACTGAGAAATCAATATCGCTATGGCGATCAGGAAAATAATCGCGTCCCGCCGCTTGGGGTCCATCGTCAATCGCCATTTTGGTATATGTGAATTGTCATCGAAGATCCCTTCGGTGGCGTTGTACCCGTCGCGGCGTTCACGGCCGCGACGGGTCGGTTATCTTGAGGCGGCTTATATCTGACCGTTTGCAATCAACACGACGACGGCGAGGACCACGGTGATAACGAAGCCCACGAGCGCGATCTGCCATGTGGTCGAGGAAAGCTGTTTGCGTTCGTTGGCTGCTGCGAGCTGGTCTTTGGTTACGTAGCCGCCGCGTTCACTTTCGATCTGTGATCGCAGCTCGTTGGCTTGCTCGTCTTTGTAGGTTTGGATTTGGCGGGCGAGGTCGAGTGCGACCGTGTCGGCGTCCTGCTTGATCCTGAGAGCCTCGGCGCGCGCTGAGGCGACCTCTGCGTACCGCCGGTCGCGTTCCTCCGCGAATCTCCGGTCACACTCGCGGACGATTCTGAGGTGCTTTTCGAGCGGGATTGTCGGCTGTTTGCTCACCGTCGCGCCTTTCGTCGTTGTAAGGGCCGGGGACGTGTTCTGCGTTAGTAAGACCCACCGTGGGGGTGAGAGAAATGCACAGGATCTTTCGACCCGGCCCACTGAAGCTTGCTGCCCTTGGCCCTGAGAATCCGTGAAAGCTGCTCGGCGTCGGAGACGTCAACTGCGCCACGGGGGTAGTCAGCACCTTCGTGGTTAGAGGTCCCCGGACGTGCGGCGGGTCTTACGCCTGAGTTGTAGATACGGGTCTGATCGGCGTAGCTTCGGTAGCCCGAATTGATAGTTCCCTTCCATCCGTGCTTGCGGGCGTATTCGAGCTCCGGCTTGATCCACGCAGCCACTCGGTGACCTTCAAACATCGCCGTTCCCTTGGCGCTTGTGTTCGTGGTCAGCGCCTTCGGCTTTGCCGCTGGGAGCGCCCGTGGCGCGGCAGACTTGGCTGCTGTGTCGACTGCCTTCAGATTCGTGGCCAGCTGAAGCAACGCGGTCGGGTCGTGTCGCTGCTGCAAGTACTGCTGAAGGACTGCCTTTCGGTCAGGGTTGTTGCGCTGGTCGATAAGGGACTGGGCTGTGTCATTTCCGGTTGATGTGTGAAACGACTTGCCCGCGTGCTTGCCGTCGAGGATTTCGACCTTGACCTTGGCGGTACCCGACACACCAAGTCTTTGAGCCGCCTTGTACCAGAGGTCGATGCCACGCGTGTGACCTGCGACCCGTCCGCCACCTGCGCCCACGTCGCGCTTGGTGAGCACGAGAGACTTGCCGGTGGCGGGATTGGTGACACGTACTTTCGTCCCGTACTTCAGGTGACCCATCGCAGAAAAATCCTGCGCACCGGGATTCTTGGAAAGCTCCGCAAACGAGTTTGGGTGCTTGTTGAGGTTGTCGCCTTTGTAGCCCGTTGATCCGGTACCTGGATCGTTGGGGCCGCCGAAGGTTGACGCTCCGTATGTGGCCATCCGTGGCCGCCTTTCGGTGAGGTTTAGAAGCCAGAGCCGCCGAAGCCGCTACCACCAAAGCCACCCCCGCCAAATCCGCCGGCATTCTTCTGGGGGTACTTGGGTGCGGCGTAGCCCTGCTTGGTTTCAAGCTGGTTGATCTGCCGCTCAAGTTCCTTGCGGCGCTGGACGGCCTTCACATATTCGGGCGTGCCCTTTTTCTTGTACTGCGTTGAAAGCGCGCTGATCCGGTCGTTGAGCTTCGAGTGTTCTTTGTAGGCGTCTTCGAGCTTCTTCTTGCTCGGATCGAACGGGGTGAGCTTCACACCTGTAGCGAGTGCGACGGCCGAGAGCTTGTTCGTCTGACCGCGCGAGCCTTCGCCCTTGGTCATCTGCTGAATCGCAAAGTTCGTCTCGGGAAGCTGGCGGGCGATGTAGTCGGCCTTGGCGTCCCAACCCCACACCATCTTTCCGGTCTTCTTGTCAAAGAACTTCTTGACGCCGAACTTCTTCTTGAGTCCTTCGGGCAGATCCTTGACGATCTCGGGGGCGGCGACTGTCGGGGCGTAGCCCTTGCGGATCGGACCCTGAAAGAACACTGAGTAGTTCGCTGCGATCTCGGGCAACATCTTGTAGAAGGTGAGCCGGTTGGCGACATTCTGAATCTGTGTTGCCGGATTCAGACTCGCCGAATTCAGGTCGGTCACCGGAAGTCCAAGAATCACGTCAAAGGTCGTGCCCCCGACCTTCACCGGGATCGGCAGGCCGCGCTGCTGGTAGTCCTTGTGCTGGCGGATGTACTGCTCGTAGTCGCCGTATCCCGCCGCCTTGGCTGTGTCGTTCAGAAGCTTGTTGAAGGTTGCGTATTTGCCGGGCCGCTCGAGAACCTTTGTTGCCTGAAGGCGTGAGTTGCGGGCATAGAACGTCCAGAACGGAATCGCCCTTCTGATGTGGCGTTCCGCGTTGGTCATGTCGCCGTAGTCGAAGTGATGCTTGTTGACCCAGTCGGCGGCCTCGGAAGGTGAGAGGCCGCGCTTGCGGGCACTGAGAAATGTTGCCATGCGCGGCAGGTCTTCGCGGTATTGCGAGGCCGCTGAAAGCGAGCGGGTCGCCTTGCCGACCTTCGTCTTGGCAGCGTCGAGCTCTAGGAGCGAGTTCACGTCCTTACCGATAAAGCCGGTTCCGACTGCGCCTTCCTTTTCGGCTTCGCGCAAGAGCTGGTCGTAGGTGACTGGCTTGCCGCCGATCTTGACGGTCTTTTGAAGTTCGGGAACCGTCGCGCGCTTGTCGGTGAATGATTCGGCGGATGCTTCGACCCTGTTGCGTGCGTGCCGTGCCTTCAGAATTGCGAGGGCTTCCTTGCCGGATTTTGCGGTTGTGTCAGCCAGGTACGCATTGAAAGAGTCGCCGATCAGGTTGCGAGCGTGGTAGCTCGGAAGCGGCGCGGTGACGGCAAGCTTCCACGCTCCTTGTACACGGTCATATGAGCGGCCCAGCGGATTGTCTGATTGGACGCCGATGCCGCTGACCGCGCGCTTGGCATCTTCCACAACGCGATCCTTCAGGATCACGTAGTTCGAGCGGGCCACTTCCTCTTTGGAGAGGTTGCGTCCGTGTTCAGTGTGCTTGCCGCTTGCGATTCGCGAAATGAGGTTCTTGTCCTCTTCGCTGTTCGACGCGACGCGCTCAGGTCCGCGAGGCGTGACCTTGTAGATCGACTCGCCTTCGTGCAGTTGCAGCGGCTTACCCGGTTGGACCTTGCGGCCCGCCTTGACGATGTTCTGCCAGTGTTCGCCGAGCGCCGCGCTCTTGGCTGCACGTTCGAGCTTGTGGGCGTAAACCTTCGGAACGTCTTTTGAGAAGGCAAGCGGCGATTCTGCCGCGTGTCCCATTTCAGCGTTCGCCTCATCGATGTTTCCGACGTGCGTGCGCTGATGGGCCTTCTCCGGCTTCACCTTCGACGGAAGCTTCTGCTTCTTCGCCGCCTTCGCCGCCTTCTTGTCGACGTACTTGCTTTGAAAGTGTGGGAAGTAGCCATCGTCGATCGATGTGTCACGGACGCCAGCCTTGCGCTCGGCCTCAAGAGACTTCCTGAAATCTGCCGCCACGTTCTTTGCGACGTCGCCCTTCGGCTTACCCGATTCAATGTCGGAAATGACCTTGTCGTGCTCGCCCCCTGACGCCTTAGTGAGTCCCTTCGCCTTGCGCTCAGTCGTGCGAGTTGCATCGGTGATCGCTGCGCGAGCGCGTCGGCCTGAAGTGCGGACCGCCTTGTGTTCCGCCTTGGTCACATCCTTTGGACGGAAGTCGTGCAGGAACGATTCGCCGAGCGCTTGACCACCTGCGGATTCGCGGACCTTGGTTGACCCCTTGCTGACGCCGAGCGTCTTTGAGAGTCCAGCCGTGGCCTTGCCGCTTGTGTGCTTTTCAACGGTCTTGTCGGTGAAGGGGATGTGGACGCGAAGGCCCGCCTGGATTCCCTTGTGCTTGGGGAGTTTGGACACGGCGGTCGCAGCCGCCTTGCGTCCCGCGCGGTTGGCCACTTCCTTGGTCGCTCCCGATTTCAGCGCATCCTCGGTCGCCTTGATCGCCGCCTTTTTAGCGACCTGCTTCGCCGCCGCTTCTGCTGGGGTACTCGCGCCAAACGTCGCGTAGGTCGTTGGGTCAAGCACCACGTCAAGGCCGAAGCCAGCAACAGCCTGAACCGCCTTGCTGTGAACGCCTGCGGCCTTGAGCACTGACGAAAACCCGCCCCGATCCTTGCCTTTCAATCCTGCTTTCGCGCCTTCGAGAACGTTCTGCCCCTTGACGGCAGCCTTCGCTCCGGCGGAGATTGCGTAGGACGGGCGCGACGTTACGTCCATGACGGCGGCTGAGTCCTTAGTCGCCTTCGCTGCGTTTCGGCGAAATTCCTTGACGCTTGGAATACCTGCTGCTTTTACCTTGACCTGATGGGCCTTGGCGTCCGAAAGGGTCGAGCCACCGGAGCGATCGAGCCGAGCGTGGGCAACTCCCGATGCCGCAGAATCGAATTCGCTCTGCGCGAGTGCAAGCGCTCCGCGTGCGTCCTGAACCGCCGCCTTTGGCTGCCGACCCAGGAAGTGGATGATCTTTGAAACCGAGTCGCCGCCCTTGGGCGCACTCTTCCCCGCGCGTTCGTAGCGGTTCTTCGGCGCAGTAGGAAGCTTGGGGCGCTCCGGGGTCTTAGCGTTGCTTTTGACCTGCTTCCAAGTTTTCGGAGCTTCACGCTTCTTGCCGCGCTTCTTCGGGGTTGCCACAAGTTCAAGCGGCGTGACCTTTCGAGCGGGCTTCTTCGCGTGTGACTTCTTACCGCCTAGGCGGTCAGCACGGGTGGCCACTTAGTTCATCCGATGCAGGCCGAAGCTCTTGAGCGAAAGGCCGAACCGCTTGTGAAGTGCAGATTCGGTACCGGGTCCAACCCCACCCCAAATGATCTCCTGCGCGAGCGCCTTGGCCAAGTAGGGATCGCCGACCTTGGACTGAATGAGCGTCACGAACGATGCTTCATTCTTGGCATTGACCGGGAACTTGCTTCCGTCGCCGCGAGTGAGGATGCCCCCCTTGATGTTTGACTTGAGCTGACCGAGCGTCGTGCCGACCTTTGTGATCGCGGTGCGCTTGGCTGCCGGGGTGATGTTCTTTGCGCCCTTGCTGGCCTTCTTGTTTGCGGCGTTCTGCTCCATCGCAAGGTCGTGGCGCTGGCGCTCGGTGAGGTTGCCCTGCGAGATCTTCTGCGAGTTTGCCTTCAGACCGAGGTCAGCCGCTGCTGCCTGCGCCTTCTGCGCTGCCGTCTGCTGGTCGAGTCCGAATGCGGCGAGCTCTTCCTTGTACTTGCGCTCGTTGTCTCGGCCTGCGCCGATCTGCACCACTCGGTAGTCGCCCTTGTCCTTCAAAAGATCGCGGAGCTTGGACTTCAGTTCGCCCGTGCGCTTGGACTGCAAAAGGTGCTGTGCGATTTCTTCGCCTGCGCCGATGGACTTCCGTGTGTCGAGGTTTGTGGTGGCGCTTGCTCCGAGGGTGCCGATCAGTCCGCCGAACTGGTCAGCGGATGAGCGGTTGGAGGCTGCCGCTTGGTTTGCGGTGCTTGCCACGTTGGGGTCAACCGTCGCTCCGCGCAGGGCTGCGGACTTCGCGGCGTCGTTGTTGATCTGCGTCTGATTCTGGTTAAAGGCGTTCTGTGATGCGGCGGTGGCGTTGGCCATGCTCGCCTGCGCGTTTGCGAAAGCTCCGGCAGTGTTGTCGTGCGCTGACTGAACGGCGTTCAGGTAGTTCTGATACCAGTTGCCGATGTTCGCCTGTTGCTGCGGGTCCTGACCGATTTCTGTGTTGTATGACTTCTCGGCGTCCCCGAACTTCAGACTGGTCGCAGAATCAGCCTCGCGCTGGATGTCTCCGATTGAGCGCGCGCCGGTCGGGTCGCCGTTGTTGTAGGCGGCGAGGTTCTTGCGTCCGGCCTTGTGGATCTGCTCGGCTTTCTTGCGCGAGTTGACCATCTGGTTGTGTGTCATGTGGTGGCCGCCAAGCGCCTTCTTGATGCGCTTTAGCTGCTTTTCCTGATCCGCGTCGTAGCGCTTCGGAGAGCCGTAAATGTCAACTGCCATAAGGAGTCCGTTCCTAGGTGTTGCTGTTCTGAAGTGCTGCGAGGAGACGCGCGTATGTGGCGTTTGCGGTGCCCGTGCTGAAGTTGCTTTCCGCTCCGAGCCGCTTCTGTTCCTGACCGTGCTGGAAGTCCTGGTACGCCTTCTGCTGGCCTGCGTACTGCTTGTTGTAATCGTCGGTCGCGAGGTTCTGGGCGTTCTGAGCTGCGCCTGAGTACAGGTGTCCTCGCGCTGCCATTGAGTTCAGAGCGCCGCGCTTTGCCTGCTCGAAATGCTGCTGAAGCATCTTCAGGTTGTTGTACGGATCTGATGTGTCGGTGAAGCCGAACTGCTTCTCGCCCTGCGCGTTTTCGTAGCCGATGTTTGCGAGCGCGTTCGTGCGATCGGTGCCGAGATTGTTGACCGTGGATTCGTAGTTGGTATCCCACGGCATCGGCTGGTTGGTCGGACCCGCTGGCGCGGCAGGGGCGGGCGGAGCGCCAATGGCGGCCCCAATGGTCTTGCCCGGTGTGGGCGGACCCCACTTGCGGACCGTGGTTGCCTGCGCGAGAGTCCCGGGGTGCTTGGGTGGCTTGAGGGCAGCCATGATACGGGACTTGTTATTTGGCATCTACGGCTCCTTCTGCCACGGCTGCTGGTTGTTTTTCAAGATCAGTCGTGTCGATCCGGTCATCGGCGACGGCAAGGTTTGCGTAGGCGAGATTCACGGCCTGTTCGTGGACCCGCTGCTCAACCATCAACTCTGCTTCTGCGGTGATGCTTTTTTGGCGGAATTCGGCTTTTGCTTGTGCGAGCAGGTCTGCGGCGTTCTGGAATTCACCGAGTTCGGTTTCGATCTCTGCGATGGCTGCGGTGAGCCTTGCCTTGCGAGGTTCTGTGGTGGCTACGTCTGCGGCTTCTGTCTTCCAGTTATCGAGAGTGGCTTGGAGTGTTTCTACGAATTCCATTTGTCGCTCCTAGTAGCCAAGCGTTCCGAGGGGGACGATGATGAACCCGCCCAGAGCGCCGTTTCCGGGGTCTGCGTTTGCGCCCCACATGGCCCATAGGCCAAACTTTGTATTGAGCAGAGCGTCCTGTCCGAATGGGCCGGTCTGAGTGGTCAGGAACGAAATACCAATTGAGTCAAACCATGCGCCAGACACCGGGTCTGCACCGTTGATGTCATTGAAGTTGCCCGCTCCGTCGTCGTAAGGGCTGACCGTGACACCTGATCCTCCGCCGCCCAAGAGTCCCTTGGTGTCGCGGATGTAATAGATCATCGGCGTAGCGGTGTAGTTGGACCGCTGAAACAGATTGATCGTTGATGCGGCCTGCGTAACGTCCAAGATCGAGGTTGTCGCTGTGGTCCCCGAGTTGACCATGTTGAGCGTCGCGCCGATGTTGGTGAACGCGAGGTTGAAGCTCTTGGACGCTGTGAACGGCAATGAGGCCGACACGGAAGAAGTGGACATTGCGAGCACCGTCGCCCCGCCCGCTGCCACATTCATCTGCGTCGTACTCGGGAAGTTGATTCCTAGCCCCGCCGTCCCCGACTTCTGGATTGAGTTCGCCGCCCCTGAACCTGAGATGACAGCGAGCGCCCCCGTCATCGTGCCTCCAGCAAGAGGAAGCCTTGCGGTGATCTGGGTCTGCGCGTCTGAGGTCAGCGTTCCGATGTAGCCAAACTCAGTGGTGGTGACGCCGCCTGCGCCGATCTTCGTGGCGTCGATTGCGGCGCTCGCGCTTATGTCTGCATCGACGATTGAGCCGTTGGCAATCTCCGTGCTGCCGATTGCACCTGATGCAATGGTCGGGTTCGGGTAGGTGCCCGCGAGTGACCCGCCTGCCGCACCGGTCGGGGAGCCCCCACCACCACTGGTTCCGCCGTCGCCGGATGCCAGAGCTTTGATGATGAAGTTCACGACTTGATAGCCGTGGTTGTGTGTCCCATCGCCGCCGGTTGATCCGGTGTTGGTGGTGGCGTCTCCGAAGGTGATTCCGCCCGTGCCCGGACCGTTGCCGAGTCCGCCCGAGAGTCCGATGTGAAGTTCGGTATGGGTGTGCGCCGGGATCTCGGAAGTGGTCAGCTGATGTTTCGGGGTCCGCGAGGCAACCGCCACGCCATCGCTGTTTCCGAGTGTCGACACATCGGAGTTCGTTCCCTTACCGACAGGCGCACGTCCGCGCAGGTCCGGAAGGTTGAAAGTTGTTGATCCGTCCCCGACACCGAATGAAGTGCTGATCGCCGTAAACAGGTCTGAGTAAGTCGTGCGGGAGATTGCCGTCCCGTCGCAGATCAGCCAGCCAGTAGGTGCAGCCGATCCGCCGTACTCCACAATCGATCCAACTGGCAGTGCCGATCCGAGTTCTGAAGTGATCGTGCTGATGCCGTTACTTGCATCATCGAGTCCCCGTGCCACATCTTCAAAGTTCTGCTGTACCTGAACGTCGTTGACGAGGGGGTTCCGGAATTTGAACATTCGTCCCCCTTCCGTCCGTAGATCGGGTACGTTGTTTGTATGATGCGGTTTTTACTTGTGGCGACTATCGCCCTCGCCGTCCTTGTTCCGAGTGCTTCTGCTGTAACGCTGGTCAATCCAGACGGATCGGTGGCGCAGCCGTACCAGGCTTGGGCGAATACAAGCCGAGTGCCGACCGTGAGTGACACGCTGGCCTTTTACACAGACAACGTGCAGGAGCGCTGCCAAGCAACAATCATCATCGGCTGCACAAGCCCGGGGTGGATTGCCCTGGCGGTCCTAAATGACGATGTTGCAGCAATGCGCTTCGGCCTGATGCATGAGCTTGGACACCGGTTTTGGGCGGCCGCACCGGCGTGGAAAATCACCGCTGCCGACAAGATCCGCGGCTCAACCGACGATGAACTAAAAGCAGACGGGTACGCAGAATGTTCACTCTGGCGTCACCCGTTTCAACATGGGACCGGCTTCGGCAATGAGCACAACTTCCGTCGCTACTGCAAACTCATTCGTAGCGCCAACTAGGCGTGGCGCATATCCAGTCGTAGGTTGAGGTCGATGCCCGTTGGCGCGGTGATGCTGCTCACGACGACCCCGAGCGCGTAGCTCGAACCGCTCGAAAGGGCTGAGGCTGCAAAGTCGCTGGTGTCAAACTTGAAATTGTTGTTTGTCGTGAGGCCGGACGATGCGACCGTGGAGCCGGTAACCACCGTTCCCAACGTGTAGTTGCCCGCCGAGACAGTTACGGGATAGAGGCCAGCGGTAAACACGACCGTGCTTGGCGACGTGCTTCCGACAGTGACGACCATGCGGACCCGGAAATAGGTTGTTTTGCTTGCCACCGTGAAATCAGCGGGAAGAAAATAAAACAACGGGATCGGGTTGTTTTGAACGGTCGTCGCCCCGCTAATCGCGTATGCACCAGCAGACGTACTTGAATACGTACCGGCCACCGCGCCACCAATTCCTGATGTCTGCGCGTGAGCCAACCGGTAGACGGAGTTGTTCGGCGAAGCCAGATCTGTGTCTGAAATCGTGCCATCCAGGATCTCGGCAGTGGTGATCGAACCGTCAGTGATGTTCGCCGCGTCAATTCCGTTGACTGCTGTACGAATCTCCGAAAGACTGGTGTCCACCTTGGACTTGATCACGTCTCCTGTGTCGCCTGTGTTCAGCGTCTGTGAATAGCTGAGAACTGCCATTTAGCGTTTCCCCTTAAATCGAGGTTTGATCCGCTCTATCCGCATCGTGCGTCCAAGAGTGGAGTTTGCAAAGCTGAACGAGAAGTAGAAGCCGCGCGCACCGAAGCCGCGAAGGATTCGGCGAGAGATTGAGGGACCATCGCCCCACGTCCACGACGAGCTGCCCCACGTCCATGAACCTGATCCCCATGTCCACGTCGAGGAAGATGTGAAGTCGTAGGCGACGCCTGTTCCGGTGCCGTCGTTGAAATCTGTTCCTGCTGATGTGGTGACATTGCCGTAGGCCCACGTCTCCACTTCACGGACGGTTGTCTCTCCGTCGAAGGGCTGGAACCATCCCCCACGCCAACGTGCGCTGATTGCTGAACCTGCGTCGTCGGAGTAGCTAGAGGAGTGCCGCGCCACGTGCTTTGAACCCGTGGCATACGCGAACATGAGTTCTTCGGATGTGGAGGGCTTGAACGTTGTGAGCGCGCCGGCGGTCCAGTCGTAGACGGTCCAATTGCCTGCGTCGGGGTCGAAGACGAGCACATGATCATTCGTCGATGAAGTGCCGGTCGGGACGCCGAAGTAGAGCCGGTGGTTCCAGTAGGTGCCGGTGCAAGACGAGACTGCCGACTGGTTGACTGCTGACCCCGTGTACCACCCGGGGAGCGGCTGGTTTCCAAACAGAGCGCCGATCTTGCCTGAGACAAGCTGAGGCGTGCCACCGGTGGTTTTGTAGACGCCTGAGCGACCGACGTAGTACACACCATCGGGGGCGGCGACGATCGACTGTGGCGCGATCGGGCCGGGACCGGGGATCGTCCGATAGTTGAAGATCGGACTGCCGTCAGAGGCCTCAGAATTGCCGTAGAACACATAGATATGCGTTTCCTTGAAGACGAGCAGAAGCTCCTGCCACGCAACCATCCCGGTGATTTCTCCATCGCCGGGGTCGAGCTGTTCGTAGTTGAGCGCGCCCCAACTGGTCGGGTCGCCTGCGTCGGAAAACCAGACAGTTGATTTGTTGGTGGTTGTCGCTGCCGGGCCGCCCGTGGTCGTCGAGAAGCCACACGTAACCAAACGATTCTCTGATGGCTGCACGGCTAGGTACTTGCCCTTTGGCACCGTCCCCATCGATGCAGGAGCCGTGAAGCTCGATCCGTCCCACTTGAAAATCTTGTCTGTCCCATTGCCGATGAACACAAGTTCAGAGCCGGGAGCGCCGTAGCGTGCGAAGTAGTGCGGACTTGCCGAGAGACTTGTCTGTGTTGCAACCGAGCCGCCTGCGGTGTTCAAGACTTGCACCGTGGTGCTCTGCCCTGCGATCAGTTGTGTCGTGCCAGAGGTCGTGTAGAAGGGGCTAAGCGAGTCGTACCTGTTCGTTGCAGCAGACGATGTGAAGGCCGCATATCCATACCGCTGCTGAATCGCTCCACGGGTCAGGAAGTCAACGTTCAGAGCGTCGATGGCGTCTGCGGGACTGATGACGCCAGAAGCGTCTTGCAGGTTCAATCCGCCTGCGAAGTTCGCGAGGTCGGGGGAAGCGTTGAAAGCCATCAGTAGCCCTCATGGCCACGATGACTGACGATGAATTCGGGTTCGTCGTGTTGCGTCTTCAGCAAGGCGTGACGCATTGCCTGCAAGTCATTGTTGAAGACCTGCTGCGCTGCTGGAATGTCTTCCCATGACCCTGCGTCCTTCATCGCGTAGATTGACGCGAGGTCGACGATCAGAAGCTGCCAGTTGGTCGGAATTACCGGTGTGTCTGATGAGTTTGAAAGCGTCGTCGGGATCTTCCAGTAGGTGATTGTGAGCGACCCGCCGACCGGGAAAGTCGTGACCGTGGTCTGCCCCGCCATGTAGTAGTAAGTGGGCGTACCAGTTGTGGTGAGGTCCGACTGCATTTCGCGCAGCGTGCGACGATCGATCGGCTTCACAGCGCCCTTGCTGGTCGCGTCAAACACAGACTCGATTGGTCCGAGGTCTGAGATTGTTGTGGGCGGAGTCTGAGCCGTCGCGGTGGTAAGCAGAAACGGCCAGTCCGAATCGCGGCAGATGAATTGGTATGCCTGATTGATGTAGCGCCCGTCGCGGGTGCCATCGCCCAGAACGTCGTAGCCACGGCCAGAGAGTTCGGTTTTGAGTTCGGCGAACGTCAACGCTTAGCCCCTGCGCGATAACTCCAACCCTTGCCTTGATTGGCGAAGGACACACCGGGATTTCCGATCGCCTTGATCCGATCGGCGATTTCTTCTCGCCGATCCTCGTCGTGCCTCTGGCGCGAACGTTCTGCCTTCTCGCGCTGCTGAAGGTCGCGACGCCTCATGCGCCACATTCCGTCGCCCTTCCACAAGTCGGCACCTTTGAGCTTCTCCACATCGTTCATCGTGGGGTCGCGGTACTCGCCGTCTGGGGTTTCCAGCGGGTAGTAGGTGTCGATTGTGTTTGGGTTCTCGCGGCGAATGTGCCAGCGTCCGGGGACGATGCCCGGAGCGCTGGCGTTCTCGCCGAAGAACTTCAACGACAGGTGACGGTCGAGCCGGTACAGCTCGCGGTCGATCTCCGCGAACGGGTGCGCAGAAGCATCGGCCATCGCAATCCGCTCAGCATTCGCCTCAAGGGTGAGCTTGTTTATGCGTGCTTGTTGGGACTGCGACTCGATTGGCATTTACTTGCCTTCCGCCCGGACGCGAACGCCGGTCAGAGTGGACAGGTCGGTTGCGTTTGTGACCTGAGACTGAACAGCTCCGGAGCCGCCACACCAATAGACGAGGATCTTGTTGGTGGAAAAGCTGTACTGGAACGTGTATCCGCTGGTCTGAGAGATGTCAATCCAGTAGAGGTTCTTGAACCCAAGCTGCGCAGGCGTCAGCGAAAGCCCGCCGGTCGCGTAGCTGTTGTCGAACGCAAGCGTGATGTAGGTGACCTTGCGGTCGCCCTCCACGTACTGCGACTTTGAACTGAGAGTGAGAGCCATTGACGGCCATCCTTTCTTCCTTGAAAATGCAAAAGGCGGCGCAGCCCGTGAGGACTACGCCGCCAATTGAGGATTAGGTCAGGCCCGTCAGCGCCGAGTGGGCGTTGCGACGGTCGGTGGCCAGGTTGATGCGGTAGAACAGCGCCGAACCGAAGAACGTGGTTCCCTGGATCCAGTCAAGGATCTTGCCCTTGCCCGAGATCGAGTTCGCCCAGTACGGGTCACCGGCCTCAAGAACGAACAGGTTCTCCTTGGTCAGGTTGTACCAGTACTCGTTCTGGCAGTCCGGGTGGATGTTGATGCTCATCCCGTTCCACTTCGGCTTGTCAACTGCACCGGCTGCGATCTCTGACTCGGATGCGAAGCGCACCTGAGACTGAAGCAGCTGGTAGAAGTTGTCCGCCTGCTTGAGGCCGGTGAGCACGTAGTTCGGTGCCTTGCCGGTCTGCTGGTGGACCTTGCGCTGGCTGGTGTAGAGCAGCGAGAGGTCCAGCGCCTGAGATGTGGAGTCAACGGCTGCCGCCTGCCACTTCGGGTTTGAAGCGACCGTCAGCGTTCCGAGCGTCGCCGAAGTGCTGACGATGTTCTGGAGGCCGTTGGACTCGTAGCTCGTGGTTCCTGAGCGCGCGTTGGCGATCGACACGTAGTGGCTCGATGTGGTGGTTGCTGAGGTTGCCGTGGTGATCGTCGGAGCGGTCACGTCGGAAGAGACTGACGTGACCTGCTGCGCGTCAACAAGCGACGCCTCTGATGCGGTTGTTCCGATGTCGACGTACTGACCGACGTGCAGCCAGCCACGCTCAAGCGCGTTCTGACCTGCGGTCGTGTTCAGGACGATCGTGGCCGATGCCGATGTGACACCGCACTGGCAGGCCAGCGCATCGCCATTCTGGAAGAACTGGCGCGTGATGTTGCGACGGAGTTCGCCGAGCGAGCCGGAGACTTCCGTGTCGATCACGTTCGCAACCGAAAGGGCGTCGCCGGAAGTTCCGTCGATGGCCGCCGAGTCGATCTTGATCTGCGTTGAGTGGTGCGTGTAGTTCCACACCGCCTGAGTCATGTGCGTGGTGTCCGCCGAGTTCAGCGTTCCACCGGTGCTCGGCATTGCCGAGTACGAACCGCTGTGGTCCGTCACGATCGGGGTGATTGCCTGCTTGCCGACCTTGAAGGATCGGGTCTTGCGAATGTCGTCAAGAAAAGGGTTCTCGTCGTAGAACTGACCGACAAGCTTGTCTGACGTCCATGTCTGCTTCAGTGCCTTGTCATAGGTACTGAGATCTGCTGCTGATGACATATCTGCTCCTTGCAGGCACGGTCAGCCTTCGGCGTTGATGATGTCCGCCATCTGCTGAACACGTGCTTCCTTTGTGTTGGGTTTGAGGTCGTTCGTGACCGCGACTCCCGAAGGTGCAGGTGTGGCGAGCTTGGTCTGCTTGTAGGCGAGCTTGTTCTGCGCTTCCGCCGCCTGATACGTGATCCACGCCGACTTCATGTCGGGGCGGCCTTCGCCGTCAGGGTTTGTGATCGCAAAAGACGTGAGGATCCGGATCTCGTTCTCCGAGAGCTCACGGTCGGCCTCCTTCTCGATCTCAGACATTTGCTGGCTGAGATGTTCGAGTTCGGCGTCCTGCTGCGCCTGCATGTCCTGAGATTCAGCCTGTCCCTCGATGTAGGACTCAAGCTGCTCAAGTCGAGCAAGAGCAAGTTCACCCGGGGAGAGATCTTCCGTCTCTTCTCCGGCCTGTTCGGCCTGAAGGATTTCGCCCAAGGCCGCATAGATCTGCTGCTGATATTCGGGGTCTGATTGCAGTGCTTGCCAGCTAGTCTGAGCTTCTTCAAACTCAGTCTTTTCGGCTTCCCACTGCTTGCGCTCCTCGGCGTCTGACATGCGCTTGCGCGTGTAGTCGCCTCGTAGCTGGTTGTAGGCGGCGGTGACGTAATCCTTGTGTTCTTCCGGAACTTCGTTCAGGTTGAACGTGGTGAAATCGTCGCCTTCGTCGCTTGTCTCGTCGACCTGCGGAGCGTCGTCGGGGGCGTCTTCGTCTACGGGTACTTCCGGCTTGTCCGCGTCGGGGGCCGTGTTCTGGGTCGGGTCAGTCATCGACTGTCCTCCTGCATGAAGCGGGGCCGTCTAGGGCTTGTCCGCTGATTTCGAGTCAGGGCCGCGAGGGCTTGTCTGGCTCAGGCTTGTTGCAGCGCTGGGAGCGACGGGAGGGGCTTTTGCCCCCCGGCTCCGGGTTGCGGCGAGGCGGCATTTGTCATGCCGATCTGGGCGGCCTGTGCTGATTGCATCTGGGCCTGCTCCATCGCCTTTTGCTGCTCGAAGTTGTCTAGCGCCTGGTCGTAGAGGTTCAGAACGAACTTGACCGGGGCGGGCTGGTTCTCGAAGTCCACCGTCATGAAGTAGTTGTGTAGGACCTCGCGGTGAACCGGAATGTTGTCGTACTTCCGTGGCTCTGGAATTGCAGCCGTCTGATAAGCATTGGGCGGTGCCTGCGGATCCAATGTGTCACCCAGAGCAAGGCACTTCTGGATCGTGCGCTGGGCGTGCTTGACCTGCAAGTCGTAGCCCGCAAGGATCTCTCCGAGGTCGCCTGCGTTGATCGCACGCGCTGCCTGCTCGGGGTTGATCGCGCCGATCTGAAGCAGGTTCATCACGCGCTGCTCCATGAACGCACGGGTCTGCGGCTCAATCGAGGCAGGAGACACGCGAACGGTGTCCTCGCCCTTCAGATCAGCACCCATGAAGGCGGGGATTGATTCAAAGCCGAGCTGGCCACGAATCTTGATAACCCGCTCTTCTGTGTAGTGCTTCTGCACCAGATAGAGGCAGTGGCGCGAAAGCCTGCTGTAGAACTCAGCGAGATTTGCGACGAACGATTGACGCCTTGCGGCATCGTCCTGAATCATCGTCTGGATTGCTTTTCCAGCTTCGACCTGATTGGGGATCGCGTTCTGGCTGAACACGGCCATGATGTTTTCCTTGGCCTTTTCGGCCATGGTGAAAAGCTCTGAGGGAATTGCCGGGACTGGTCGCCACTGCGGCACGTCGAATCCCGGCTTGTATTCCACAAGCTGCCCCGGTTCATCGGTGATGCGTGTTGTGATCGAGCCTTCCGGGGCCAGAATCTGCGGCATCAGCGCGAGGTTCTTCCACTCGGTGATCTTGTTCAGGCAGTCGTTATAGGTGCGCTGATCGTCGAGGCAGTGACGAACGAGGCCCATCCCACGATCTGAGCCGGGGTCTTCGAAGTAAGAGAGGCGGTGCAATACCGGTTCATCTACCGGGCGGCCCTTGTGGTCTGTGCAGGGGTACTCGGCAGGCGGGAGGATGATCCGGTTGTTGGCCATCGTCAGGTGTAGGCCCTTGGGGTTACTGGGCGATGGGCGCTCCAAGTAGTCAGTGACGATTACAAGCTTGTCCTGCTTCTGCTCATCACCGAGAACGTCTGATGTGTTGGCATCGGCTGCGAGTTTTCCGCCAAGGAATCCCGGGAGCTTTTCAACTTCAGACACCGGCCGGCCAGATTCGACAAACCACCAACGCGAATCCTCAAACGGGATTCCAGGCTCCCACCCAACTTCGTTCCCCGAGTAGGTGCGGATCTTGATTTCGCCGGTTGAGACTTCGCCGTCGATCGGTGTTCCGACCTGATTGTCGAAGTAGGGCCACGCGAAGCCTTCATCTGCCACAACTGCATACGTGACAACGGCTGAGGCTGCGCGGCGAATGTCCCACTGGTCGTGTCCGTAGATGCAGATCTTCTCTGACAGGTGCGCCGCATCGAGGGTGTCGGCATCCGTGTTTGACGGGTCGACTTCGTATGAAGGGATGCGCTGAGTTGCGGCAGAGACTTCGGTGGCGACGCAATCGACCAAGAGGTTGTGCGTACCGCGAACACGATGGCGAGGCTTGCCAGAGCCGTCTGCATTGGTGACGGTGCCCTGCTTTACAAGATAATTCTCGGCGTTGCGAAACACATACTGGTTGCCCCGCCAGAACTCCATGCACTCTTTCCTGAGTGCTGCGTCTTCGCGCATCCGCTTGCGACCACGGGCGATTTTGTCAAGAACAGATTTGTCGGGCTTGGTCGGTGTGGGAACTCCCACAGCTTCCTTGACCTTCTCAAGTACGGCCATTCATGGCCTCCTGTGCTTCCCAAAATCCGTTGTCATCGTCAAAGCCAACGGCGGGCGGTGACGGGGGTAGGCCTTCCGTGAGTGACGCGGCTACGGCCTGCTTAGGCGCTTGGATGCGGTCCAAGAGCTTTGCGACTTCGCGGCCGTGTTCTGCGTCCCGCTCGCCCGCCTGACGCACCATGTATGCGATAACGCACGCTTGTCCGATGGCCACGATTGCGAGGGCGAGCATCAGGTGAGAAGTGAGAGGTTCACAGCCGTTGAGAGCGCCAGATGGCCGACTCCGTTGGGGTGCGTTCCGTCACTTGTGTAGAGGGCGTTCCAGATGCCAGAGTTGCGTGAAGTCTCTGCGGCGTCTGCGACTTCGACGTATCCCGCGAGGGGCGCGGGAACGGTTCTGATCCAGTCATTCACCTGCGTGCGAATGCCATTCGTGGCGGTCACGGTCTGGTTGGCCGTCGTCGCCCATGAGTCGGTCGAGGTTGTGACCGGCGGCAACGTCGTCTGGTAGACACGCATTCCAAGCGCATCCATCTGTCGCCAGATTTCACTCAGGCGTGCCTGCACGTTTACAAGTGTCTGCCCGCCGGTGATGTCGTTGATTCCGTACTCACATAGTCCGGCAGTGAAGTGTCCGCGAGAGAAGGTGTGAATCTGCGTCTGAGAGCCGTTGGCCGCCAGCCACTGACCTGCGGTTTCTCCTGAGAACGGCATCGCTCGTAGGTGGGGAATTGATGCCGCCGCGCGGATGAACCACCCTGCGCCGAGTCCGGCCACCGATGAATCGCCCTTGCCCGCGAGGATGGAATCTCCTACCGCGAGGATGGATTGTGATGTTGGCTGCGCCAGACCGAGAATCGCTGCCGGGAAGTAGCCGGCGTTGCTGTTGGCGGTGATGGTGCCGCTTGTGGTGAGGTCGGTTGAGCTTGTCGTTCCGACTGCGCCTTCGTCGGTTCCGTTCATGGCCTCACCGAGGCCGATCGGCCACTTCATGCCAGCGGAGGCAACCGAAACCTTCGTACGCGAAAAGAGCGTGTCGCCGCTTTCGTAGTGACCGCCGCAGAATCCCCAAGCGCCGCCGCCCGGTTCAATCGTGGCGTCGCGAGTCGTGCCATCTCCAAACCAGACGCGGTAAAAAATGCCGCCGATCGAGAATGCACATCGAACGGTGATCGAGTCCGTGTTGTCGGTCGGAGTCCCGCCAAAGTTGTACGAGTTTGTGAAGTGGACCCAGAACCCGGTGCCAGCGCCGATGGCGGTGTGCTTCTTCAACGTGTGCATCTGCGTGTCGGTGCCGTTGGACTGGTTGGTCGCCCCCTGGTCACGGGACACCCACGTGCTGCCGACGTTCGGAACCAGAACCGGCGCGAGATTGCGTCGTCCGGCTGCGGGGTTGTTGGTGCTCAGAGCAGGTGACGCCTGCGCGGCTCCGGTCAGTGACCGATACATCCCCGGAGGCAGGGGGTCAGTCATGCCGTTGTATGGCTGGCTATCCCCCTGCCCGCTCACTTGGCTTCTTCCGTGTACTCAATCGAGAACGTAACGGTCGGTGCGTTTGTGGGAGTCGTGGCGAACGAGAGCTCGATACCTTCAGCCGCCGTGCGAAGCACAACTGGTTCCTGTTCGGACTCGTTGGCGAAGTTGAACACGTACTCACCGGGTCCGCTTGCAACCGTTCCTGTAATCGGGCAGAAGGCAGTCTTCACTGCGACTACGCCGCCACCGGTGCCTGCGGTGGGAGCGCCTGTGAAGATGCCCGGGGACGTCACGGTCGTGGCCCCTGAGTTTGAGTCCTTGGCCACTGGCACGATTGCCGTCATCGTTCCACCAGAGCCGATCGCCGCACGCTTGGTGACAATCACATCGCCATAGACCGCAGCGGTTCCCACTGTTGCGTGGATGATGACCTTCTGGATTCGGATGATCTTCGTGGATGACCCGAACAACTGACCAAACGGCGTGGTACCTGTCGGGACGGCCGTCTTGATGACGGTCGCAGCAACGTATGACGCCTTCTGAGTCTTCGCGTATGGGCCTCGGACAGCCATTATTGGCCCGCCTTCTTTGTAGAACTGGTTTTAGATGCGGCCTTGCTTGCGAGGGACTTTTTGGGAGAAGGCGTCTCAGCGTCTTGTGCAGGCTCAGCCTTGGCCTTCTTCGGGGTCTTTTCGAGCTGAACGGCGCGTTCTGCTTCGCCATACTCATCGATGACCGCGTGCACGGTTGCCTCGCCCAGAGCGAACACCACCTGATCTCCGGTGTCGGCGGCGGTACGGATCAGCGGGACGTCGGTGATTTCTCCGACATATGCGCCGTCTGCGTAGAGGAACGCAGGTCCACCTGTTACGAGCGTGAATTCGTAGTCACGGGAACCGGGGAAAACCTCGGTTGCCTGCGTTGCAATGATCTTGGTTGAACCGACTGACTGGCTCATGCTGGTTGCGATTCCTTTCGCGGTTTGTCTTGCGTGTTGGGTGTGTCGGTCTGCTTCTTCGTCGTTCCGCGGTCGTTGCGGGGAGCGCGTTCACGGGGCTTGAAAGATGTGTTCTCGAGGAACTTGATGTGCTGCACCGTCTCGCGAAGGCTCTCAAGCTCGGCAGTTGCTTCAGCAAGTTCAGTCGTGCGCTCGCGAAGCTGCTCAGCCTGCGCCTCGTACTGCGCCTGCGGGACCATCCCGAAGAACTTCCCGGCCTTCTCAGCGCCGGCACGCGACACATAAACCCGGATTCCGTCCGAGTAGGCAGGGGCGGGAATGTGGTTTCCGGTATCGAGCATTTCGTCATCGGATCTGTTGGTGATTGCGCATCGGCTCGGGTAGAGCGGGGCACGGTTTGTGATCTGCATGTGTCCTCCTAGGCCATCGATCCCATCGGAGATGAGTCGGGCGTCATGTCATCCCCGGTCCAGGCGGGCATTACTCCGTGCTGGTAGCGAGGACGGCGTTTGTTGCTTGGCAGGCCCGTGAGCGGGCCGAAGGGTTTTGTCATGCAGCCGTAACGAGTGGCGTCAATCAGGTGGTCGTCGCCGTCTTCTGCGTCAAAGGAGCCGTCGCGCGTTTCCTTCTTGCGGTAACGCTGGATCTCCCATTTCAGGTACTGGCAGCGGGAGGAGAAGCGGAGCATCGGCTGCGGGTCGCCGTTTGGCGTCTTGTGTTGAAGCCTGCGCTTCATCTGGAACAAGCCGACTTCGCGGGCGTTCTGCGCGGGGGCGCAGTAGATGCCACACCGGGCGTACTCAGCCTGCACCTGATCCTTGTTGACCAGTGAGCGGTTACGGGCGGATGGGTCGATCACGAACATTTCTGGAACAAGATCGCCCTTCTCGGTGCCCCAGTCAGCAAGCTTGTCCTTGATCGCCTTCGCTGCGGTTTCTACCGTGGCGTTGGATAGATAAAGCTCGTCGAAGACAAGGGCCGAGTTGTCACGGTCGAAGCTGATGAACGACACAGCCGTCTTGTTGAGGCCTGGGTCGATCGCCACAATGACCTTCTGGCTGGCGATAACTTCCGGGTTGATCTTGTCCTCGGGGACAATGTGGATCTCTGGGTTGAACTCCGGGAAAACGATTCCACCGAAGTGGACGAACTGACCGGACTTTCGAGCCTTACGTTCCTCATCCGTGAGTCCATCGAGGTACTCCTCTTTTTCGTCCTCGTTGAGATGCGGGTTGTCATCCATGTCGGCTTCGACGATGGTGAACTTCGGCTCATCGCGGCGGGCATAGATCGAGTCGTACATCCAACTCATGCCCATCAGCGGAGTCATCGTGAAGACCTGATCTCCGCCGAAGTCGATCAGGCGAGCGCCGCATTCCTTCCAAATCGGCTCTGGCGGCTCCTCATCGAAATGAACTCTGTGCAGGGCAGCGCCACCGAACTTGTCAATGTCCTGCTCGAAGGTCATGAACTGAAACCACGACCCGTTGGCAAACATCAACCTGCGGAGTTGCTTGTCGAATGCCTTGTCCCATGACCCCTTGAGGAGCTGGTGACGCGGGACCCAGTCACGGATCTTCGGGAAGATCACTCCATCCAATGTGGCGGTGAAGTCTGGGACCACGATGCGGCAGTAAAACGGCGGCTGCCACTTCTTGTAACCCGCAAGATGCTCGGGCAGGCAGTCAGCGTCGACGGCTTGGATCAGGTCGTCAACGATCCCGGCGGTGGTCTTGCCCGCACGGTTGCCACCAAAGAATGCCTTCGTCCTCGTCGTGGCTTCGTGGAAAGGCTGCTGCTTGCCGTGGGGCTGGTAGATCTGAAGCGGATTGGCTGTGACGATCTGTTGAAGCTGCGCAAGCTGACGCTCAAGCTCTGCACGCTGATCATCCGGCAGGAGTGCTAGGCGTGCCTCATCGATCTCAATCTGAGGTAGCGACATACCGCCTCCTGAAGTTGTCGCCCGCGCACCGTGGGGGGTATCACGCGGGCGCTCCGCTCAAGCTCAGGGAGGACACCCGGCGAGCGAAGAATTTGGCCATCCCTGGCCTATGGGTCGTCCGTGAAACTCGGGACCGCGTTTAGCGGTCGAAAATTATTGGGGCATGCTGGAGAGACACATGGGGTTCCCGGTGCGCCACCAGTACTCTGCGGTGCCCTGCGAGGCGGCGGCTCCGACGATCTCACCTTCCCAGCGCTTCGTTCCGTCCTCCTGCTCAGTCACTGCCCCTTCGTAGCAACAGAGGCCCGCAGCGTCGTCCTGCGTGACGATGCGAACGCGATCGAGTGAAACCTTCCCGAATGCGAATATGTGGCGGTCGGTCATGGTGTCCCCCATAACGACCTCCTATCGGGGAAGGTCCTAGGTCAGTTTGCCGGGGTGCCTCGGGCACCGAGCGTTCGGGCTTGACGCTGAGAAGTCGCAGTGGCGACATTTGAAGCGTTTGGGGATGAGTTCTGGAGCGAGGGCTGCAATCTGCTCCTCAAGCTTTTTCTGCTCTTCGACGGCTTCGAGAACGGCGGGACGGAGCCATGGAAGTTCGTACGCCTCGATTGCGGCGCGGACGTAAGCGGATCGGGGAATCGGTCCCCGCGCCTCGTCCAAGTCCTCAACGAACTTGTCTGGCCAGCGGAAGTTGATCGAGCGCGTCATAGGCCGAGCTTGTCGGCTCGCCAAGAGTGCTTGAGCATGATGTCCATCGCCTCTAGCGTGGACTTTCCGCGTACGGCCTCTTGAAGCTCGTATCGATCCGGGTCCTCCGCTTGCTGCTCAGACGGCGTGAGAGCGTCCCATCGTTCGCGCTCGGCCTTGTCAGCGGCCCTCTTCGCTGCAATCTCCGCAGCGCGCCTAGCCATCCGTGTTGCGTTCTGACCGATAACCGCGTTCCGGTCGTATTCCTCGAAGACTGCTGGGACGTATCCAACCTCAATCTCAACGGCCTCAACCGAGCCGTGCGTCTCCTTGTGCTTGTCGCAGCCGAAGTACGGGTGAGGTCCGGGGAAGTCCTCGAAGACCCGATCACCGCAGATCGGGCAGGCGTGAATCGTGGTGGTGTGAGTGAATGTAGACATGTGTAGAAGATACTACGCATGTGTAGAACGGAAAGTTTGAGGGGGAAAATCTCTAAGACGGGCTATAAATAAATGAACGGCTCGCAGTCGGGGCGCACACTCCCCCGCCCCCGTACCTAGAACTGATGGGTATTCGGTTTGAGTGTGCAGCGGATTCGGGTTCTGAGGTCGCACAATGGGTAGCAAGTGGGGCGCAACGTCAGTGTTGGTGCGGAGTTGAACCCTTGTACGCATGGGGTTCGAGTGGTCGCGCTCGCTCTGTATGTGATCGCGTACGTTTGTTCGCGCGTGGGTCAGTGGCTAGCTAGCCATCACCCATTTTCAAGAATGAACCGCTTGGTACAGAACGTGCGAGCTAAAGCATCAGTCCTGCTCCGGTATCAGCGTCGCTTAGCTGCGCTCGCTAATGGGAGCAGTCAGCGCCTCACCTAGCGCAAGCAGCGCATGAGTAAAGGCCTGCTGTGTGTAGAGGTTCATGTCGAACAACGCTGACATTCCAAGGCTGTCGAGTTCACTCGGGATCGAAAGCAGATATTCAGCTTTCTCGCGGTGTGTCGGTAAGGCAGCGACGTTCTCGCCGATCTTTCGGCAAACATCAGTGGGGCTGAGGTCTGAGAATTGCATGCTTCGCTGTGTCGCCTACCGACCACGCTGAGCAAGCAGACCCTTGGTCAATGCATCGACCTTGGTCTTGCGCTTCTGAGTGGCGGTGCCTGGCTTGTGCAGTGCAGGGAGTCCGAAGCCCTTCTGTGATGGCTTGCGGCCCTTGAGGCTTAGAGGTCCGTTGTCTGTGTGTCGCTTGATTGGACCGTTGTCGATCTGGCGGCCGTTCACGGGGACATACTGCACGTCACCTGAGCTTGAGGGTGCTGGGCCACGCTTGATTGCTGGATACTTGCCTTGGTAAGCCATCGCTACTCCACCTTGCTGCTTTTGTTTGAGCTTCTTGTTTGCTCTGTCTAGTGCTCTTGACTGCTTCTTGCTCTTGTGAGCGAGGATTTCTTGAGCTAATGCACCGAAGATGCCTGCCGTATGGGCTTGGTGTGTTGATGCTGTTCGGGGCGTGTAGTCGTCGTGACCGCCGCCGGGGTGATCCTGCTTGGTCTGACCCCAACGGTTGCGTGGGTGATGGCTCTTGCCGTGTCCCGGTCCGCTGAGGTTGCTCTTGCGGCTCATTGGTTTAGTCCTTGTGTTGAGTGCTGAAGGTCTTCCGGTCTGTCTGCTTGCTCGTCGGAACGAATCTCGATCTCACGCACCGTCACCACGCCTTTGAACTGCGCGGCGAGGGACTCCAGGATCTCGTTGGCATTCCGTGTGTCCTCTGGCATTGATGTGCGGCCTGTCAACTGCTGGTGTTTGTCGATGTTCACGGCCTTTGAGACTGCGACGTTCCTTAGCGCGCCTGCAGTGTCCTTGGGGCTGAGTTCTTCAATCTGTGTGTCGAGCTTGTCCAAGAGCTTCTGTTCGGTGTTCTCGTACGCCATGGCCATCCGGACGGTGCCTTCGGCCATGTCTTCTTCGTGGCGTGCAGTGACTTCCTGCATGATTCTTGTGTAGCGATCTGGGTACGTTCTGCGGAAGTTGTTGAGCTGTTCACGTGTGACTTCGAAGCCATCTGCGCTTGCGATTTCGAGGGCTTTCTTGGTCGCGCCTGACCCGAGGGCCAAAGCTGTTAGCGCCTTGTCGATGAAATCGAATGTGTAGTTGCGGGGGACTGGTTCGTTAGCCATGCTCACGCACCAAATCGATCACACCGATGACATAGAACAGGGTCTTACCGATGATCCAGTAGAAGGCGTTTGAGATCATCGGTGAGTCCTTTCAAAAGTGTTCGCCCCGTCTAGTGCGGATCAGTGGGGCGAGGCTGACGGATCACGACGCCCTTTGGGGCTGGCCGTTCCGCAAGGTGTCACTTGCACCCGTTCCGAACCCGCCAAAGGCTGCCGACAGAATCAGTGGGGAAGTTGCTACCGAATCCCATTGCTGATGCAAGGGGCTGTGAGAAGTCGAGTGCTCGGTTGACCCATCCAGCGGGGCCGAGGTCGATGATGCGTGTCCATCGCTGACGGCCAAGGAGCTTGACCAGAAACCGCTGTCCCGTGTCTGCCCAGTGGCGAACCGTTGCGTTACTCCATCCCGAATCGGTTCCGGGGTTGATGTTGATTGCCAAGCCCTCGTTAGAAGCGGCTGAGATTCCGGTGTAAGTGCCTGAGTCATTGAAGACCGAGGTCCGTCCGGTGACCACATGGATTGGTCGACACAGCTTGGTGATCCGTTTGCCTACGTCGAGGTACGGGCCGTGTTTACAGACTCGCCGGCTCGCCTTGTGATGGCGTCTTCCGGTGATCTTGTCGAGCTTGCGAACCTGCTTGTTGTAGGTCTGCGGCGTGACCTTGTGACAGTGGGTGACTACAGGACGAACAGGTTGAACCTCCGCCACAGTCGCTCTCGCAAAGAACGCGAGCGTTGCGACGTAAACGGCGATGAACATAAACGCAAGGCAGAACGCCCCGCGCTTTGAGATGATTTGCTTGCCACTGATGTTTCCTCCAGTGTTGGGCGTCCACCACACGACGATTCGGGGCCGTGAGTGCTTGCATGAACCACGGGGGCGCGTCCTGCGCTGAGGTACGCGCCACCTTTTCGTGGCCGTTTGGGGGTCGCGCTATTGCGGACCCGACCCCGCTTTAGACGGGGACGATGTTCGCGACCAAGCCCCACCCGAATGAAGAAGGCTTGGTCGCTAGTGACCGATCTAAGGCTGGTCGTCCCTAGGTGTGTCGGTCAGTTTTGGAGCCTGCCGTTTTCGGGCAGGCAAAGAATCTGTGCATCGAACACGCCGGAAGTATGCGCGGCGTGGAGCTTGCACCGTGGGCGACCGGACCGAGGTCCATCAACACCTCTCCCACGCCTCTAATTCAATGTCAGCAATCGGACGGCAAACCTCTAACAGTCATGCGGCGAGTTCATCAAGGCGTTCGCCGACGATTTGCTCCACGTTGTCTAGTTGATCTTCTGTGTATTCCGGTTCCGGTTCGGGCTTCACCGGCTTTGGCCTGTGCTTGGCCTCGCGCTCGCGCTTCTCCCGAGCTGCTTCGCGTTCGTCGTCAAGCATTGCGGCCACGTCTTGGTCGTACGGGACTTGTCCTGCATCTTGAATCGCTTTTGACGCGTTCTGTGTGTGGCCCATACCAGGCGCGAGGTAGACCGTTGGAACCGATTCCATCTGCTTGATGAATGTCACTTCCCATTTGGCAGAGTTCTTGCAGTAGGCGACGCTGAGCGCCGTAACGACGATGCCTCCCCGGACGGGAATGTCTCGCTTGCCCTGCTTTCGGTTGTCTCCGGGTCGCCATCCCTGCCAGCGAATTCGGCGGGTCTGTCCTGCCTTGATTCCACACCCTAGACTGAAGTTGCTGGGCTTGAATCCGTCCGTGAGTTCCAGCGGACCATACTTGCGCAAATCCTTGCTGTGCTTGTGCGTGGGGTTGCCGCGAGACACCGTTTCGCGCTCCATCATCAGCGACCCCTCTTTGGCGAGCTTGTTGTACTCATCTTCCGAGACGATGATGTCGATCATGCGACGTGCTCCATTCGTTCATCAAGTCCATTTCCGAATGTGACCGTGTGACGACTGTTTAGCCTCAAATCCGACCGCTCAGTCTCAATCTCGATCACCGTTTCGGCGGTCGCGACGCCGGACCGACCGCCCTCCTTGCGAAAGACTTCTTGCTGGGAGACTTCGCCCCAAACCGCGCCTTCCGCCAGCCAGCCGCGCTCGGCCAGAACCGCCAACACATATTCCGTGTCCAGCGGCCTAAGCGTCACAAGGCGGGTCGAGGTCGTCAGCACGCGCACGTAGCGCGGCGGGTCGCCATGACGGTGTG